ACTTCGACCAAATCGTACCGATGCCGAGAGTACACGAGCCGGTCATCTTCCGTCACACCGCATTTGAATTCATAATCCTCGACTTCGTCGGCGTTGGTGATATACATTCTGCCGTCTCTAGGATTATCATAAATCCCAAAGTATCGGTTGCCAAACTTGGGGTGCGGTGTGTCTCGATAGAAGATATCAAAGGCGATCGCCGCATCACCAAGCGCCGTCGTACAGACATATCGCACCGGGACGCCGTCTTTTTCGGTGTAATGCTGAGCAATAGCTTCGATGTCATGGACGGGTCGATGATCGAAATCTGTCATTATCTAATCCTCAAGTCTTCAATGTTGACTGGGGTATAATTGATCTGCTCAACACACACGCAGCGATAAGGCCCGGGTGGAGATGGCTTATCATGAATATGGCCGTGAATATTGACCAATCTACGCTTATCGTACTCGGGATCATGCTCATGTCCGGGTGGTCCTCGCCGCAGAGAGGATTCATGTACAGGGGCATGAGTCAGCAGCAGACCAAACTCACGGAACATCCGCCACATCGTAATCTTGGTAAACAGTTCCTTTTTGGCCATGAATTTGATGTCATCGTGGTTCCCGACGATCAATCGTTTGGTCCCGTGTAACCGCTTGAACAGCGGGAGGAAGTCCTCTTTAGGACCGATGAACACATCGCCACAATGGTACACGATATCCCCGGGTTTGACCACCGAATTCCACTTCTCGATCATGTACTCGTTCATGTGGCTAACCGAGTCAAATCCCGGACGCATTGGGTTACCATCGTTGTCGGTGAACCCGAGGATGTTCTTGTGGATAAAGTGTGTATCGGAGATCACCCAGATGTCACGAGACATCGTCAATTACTCCTGAATCAGACCCGGGAAAGCGTCTTGTACGAGCTTTTTAGTTAAGCCGTGATACATCCCTTTGAGATCTTTGTCTTTCATCTTCACCACGATCTCTGCGTCTTTGGGATGGATCGATTCCAGAAGCTGAATGAAAATCTTCTCTACCTTGGGGTCCGATTTGCTACGATCCGACGATACGACAAAGTACCGGAATTTCTTCGACTGCTTCAGGAGCGATGACCCCGGGCTCTCCGACGATCCGGGGGTATACGGAGGCGTACCTTCCGGGAGAACGAATTGTACTGTATCATCAAACGCCCCTTTCAACACATCCCGAACTGCCCGGTTATTGTACTGGCGCAGAATCTCGGCTTTTTGTTTCTGGGAATGAACTTCCGCGACCTTCTCGAAGATCTCGTAGACTCGCATGTTTGTAATTTTGTTGACCGGCATGATTAGTAAAAGTCCTCTATGTCAGAAAGTAGATTTTTGCACCGATACTTGATCAGGTAATTAAAGATTTTGCTCTTGTCCGTGGGGGTGGATTCATCATACTTAGCGACGATCTCTTCCCGTATCTCCTGTGGCATCTCTTCCAGATCGATCAGCACTTTATTGCGCTTGAAATTCCGGTATACCTCCTCGTCCATAGTCCCTTGGAGATCATCGATCCCGGCTGTCCAAGCTTCGATCTTCTTTTTGGTGACCGGGGACTGACGGGTACCTTCCTGCAAGAAGATATCATCATCCGACAGGACATTCGGGATGCCATCAGAGGAATCGCCCTTGAGAATGTGCTCAAACAGGAATGTCCGGGGATTTTGCTCTCGGACGAACTCGCCCTTGTGCGGAGAATACTGATCGACGTTCTTGAACTTCTGGAGCTGCAAGAAGTCTTTATCGGCCGAGATGATCAAGACGTTTTCACCGCGCCCGAATTCTTGTGCCTCAAGCGCCAGCGCCCCGATGATATCATCAGCCTCGGCGCCCTCGACCTTGATGACTTTGTAGTGGAAATTCTCGCGGATTTCATCGAGCATCTGATTCGCGATCCGGGTGATCTCATCCCAGTCCTTGGAATCCTCGCGCTTGGATTTCCGGCGCTTATATTTATAATTCGGGAAATAATCCCGGCGCCATGATCTCGAATCACACGCGATTACGATGCCCCCATACTTGGATCGAAATCGTTTGTTGACCGCTCGGAGCGTGTTTAGTATCGTGTGGCGAATCAGATCTTCATCGACCTCAAGATTCTGAGATACGATAGACCCGATCGCCACACCATTAAAATCGACTAGAATCATGCATCCGTATCCTTGTCGTCGACATAAGGAGCTCCGATAATGATCCCGATAGTCATTACACAAAGACCGATCGCGATCTGGAGCATGAAACCAATCATATCGGAGTGGGCCTCGGCACCCAAGGCCACCACAATTCCGGTCATAAAGATAATTGCTGCAATCTTGAACATCATATCAGGCATCTTCATCGTCATCTTCCTCGTCGTCGATCATCAAATCGTTGAGTTGCATCATGTCCGCGACATCGTCTTCTGACATGTATTTGACACAAGCCATGATCACGTAGTCTTTGTCAACGATCCCTTCTTCAACCATCTCGAGCAATTTGTTAGTAGCTTCACGCATCATCATATCTCCATCATAAAAATTTTATTGTACCATGGGGAAACCCACGGATCAATCATTGTCCCCGGTATTTGTCGGGATTGGCGGCAACATCGCGGAGAAGATCCACCAAGACCCGCTCGACGTTTTCGGCAACCTCATTCTGCTCATCTTCGCCGGCTGAGTAATTGTCGAACACGATGTCGACGATATCATCGGAGTTGCTTTCGATGGCAGTCGCCAAGTATTCAGCTGACATCCCAAGTACCTTATTGAATTCGTTGCTCATGATATGATCTCCTGTAACCAAATTAACCAAGAAGCTTGCTCAAATCCCCCATCACGACGCGGTAGGCTCGTCGTACGTCCATCGGGATTTCCGAGATATCGGTGTCATCCTGCTGGACAGCTTCGATGATTTCAGGGACGCCGTTGCTGTTGACACCAAGCTCATTTGCGGCATAACCGCGTAGGATGTTAATCGCGCTAGTGAAGTTCATCATTTCGAGTACCTCAATTGTCATTTTTCCCTTGACTACCCTTTTATTATACCACAGTGGGTTATACGTGTCAATGGGGTAAAAGCGGTGAGGTAGAATCACCGCATCACCATATCAAGCATTTCCTTGGTGCTAATACAAGGAGCATTACGATGGTCTTCTTCGATTTGCTCAACATCCGCGATTCGGCGTTTAGCAGCTCGAATGCGATTGGGGTGATGAATCACCTCGGCCTGTGCCATCGTAATGTCGCCGCAGCGAACATGGATAGCGATCTGGTCAGCGTCCATCATTTCAATTGGCTTGATCCGGTAGGTCATATCTAACATCTCTTTTTCTTGACTACCCTTTTATTATATCATACCCAGAATATGTTGTCAATGGGGTAGAATTATTCCGCGAGCATATGGGGGACGTGGGATTTACGGACTTTGACGGAGATCCATGAATTATAGTATTCGTCGGACAACAGAGCGTCCCGAGCGAATTGCTCTTTGGCCTCGAGGTATGAACACTCCCCTTTGGTGGTGCAAAGATGAAGGATGGTACGACGGAAGTTCTCGGGACCATATTTTTCGACATCCCCGAGGAGTTCTTCGGATGACCCGAAATAATCTCGCCAGTCGGATTCGACTTTCCGGCGCCGTTTACGCTTGTTGAGCTGGTAACTCTTGGAGGCCCACATCAATTTTTTCCCGATATATTTGCGCCCATTCGCGAGATTCTCGATGAGATACACGAATCCGTATAGGGTCTTGGGGTTGAAATCTTCGGGGGGTTCGAACTCGCGGCCTTCATAAATCCACTCGGACATGATGATAAACACTCTCTCATATAATTATTCTCGAGAGTATTTATCAAGTTTGAATGATTATTCGGCTTCGTCATCGTACAAGATGTCGTGGTCGATGTCGAAGGAATCTTCGATCAACTCGATGTCTTCGATGATAACCTGACCGCATTGGGGACAAAAATTGAGCTCCGCGTCGACTTCCTCGAAAGTGACGTCGAAGGATACTTCACAGGACATACATTTAGTCATTATAGCCTCCAGTATATTGATTTCTCGGCTATTTAGTCCCCGCGATCCCCAAACCTGTTACCACAGATCGGGGGCGGAAAGTTCTACCATGACCATCGTCATCGCACGGATTTGTTCAGGGGTCAAGGAATCGGTGTCCTCGGACATCCGATTGAGGATCTCGTAGATCCCCGTGATGCCATTTTTTTCACCGTATTCCTTGACGGTTTCCATAGCTTCAGTAGTGCCAACGGCTTGATTTGTCATTCCAATCTCCCAAGTCCTGAAAGTTCTGCTTCAAGATCCAACCACCGTACCCGGTAGAAAATCCACCCCAACCGAGGAGCTTGGTGACCTCGTTGAAAGTGTCATCCGTAGCACCGTAATCGGTATAACCTTCCTCGTCTTGGAGGTAGATTTCGACTTCGTTGTAGTGGTGGATAATCACCTTATCGGCCAAATCGTTTTCACGCAGAATTCTGGCTAACTGATTTCGATTCTTGATCATCATGTGGACTCCGCTTTTCATCAACCAAAAACTACATTATACCATGTGTCGACACTGGTGTCAATGGGTGTCTTAATCGGTGGCCTTAAGGGTTCCAAAGCTATAGGTGTATTGGAATTCGTCAGCACCTTCATAAAGACGTTTTTGCATCATACCCTTCACAACACAAGCCGAGTGCCACGTTTTGTAGATCTTGGCATTCGAAGGATCAGTAACCCACTTACCACGGCCGGCAAAGTACAAATGATCAGTCTTTTGAGTTTCAAAATTCTTATACCGCTGAAATACGACGTGTTCGCCCCAATAAATCATGATCTAATATCCTTCGTCTTGACTACACTTTTATTATACCATGGGGCGGCATTGTTGTCAATGGGTGCTACAATAATCCACCTTGCTAACTCCAGCGAAATCCCTCGGATTTTTGCGCCAGTTGCTTTGGATCAACGCCCTGACGCTTCTGGCGCCATCATAATCGTATAGCTTGGCGCGGGTCCAATCGCTGAACCATCTGCTCTTTTTCCCGTAGAATTCGAGATCCCCGGTTTGCAGAACCCTATAGACCATGTAGTTAGCCATCTGAAGTACCCGCCTTAACTGTCTTGGTGATATAATATAATCCTGATGCATATACCACCAAGTATAACATACCAAAACCGACAAGGCTAGTCAGTGCTAACGGCCCAGAAAGAGAAGGCGTTATCCCCTCAGCGTACTGCATATGCCCATAGACAAGCCAAGGGGACCGCCCGATCTCGGTGACAAACCATCCAGCGAGGACTGCAATGAATGGTGCCGGGATCATCAGCACCAAGAACCGATGCAGAACACAAGGTTGATTGATCGTCCCACGAAGTCGTGCGATCAGTCCCCACAGACCAGCAAGGACCATCAGAACACCGATCCCGACCATCACGCGGAATGACCAAAACACCGCCGCGACGGGTGGTTGCTCTTCGACCGGCAGAATATCAAGCCCGGGTACTACACCATCGGCCTCATGCTTGAGGATGATCGACGCGAGTGATGGGATACCAAGTTCGAGATGATTGGTCTGATTCTCCTGATCGGGGATCGCAAACAACAAGAGTGGTACATTCGACTGCGTCTCCCAATTCCCCTCCATCGCAGCGATTTTCGCCGGCTGATGCTCCAACGTATTCAGTCCATGAAAGTCACCAATCAGAACTTGTGCGGGAGCTAAGAATAGCATCAGCCACAGACACATTGACAGGGCCTTTCGGTGAGCAAGTGTATCAACTCCACGAATCAGGAACCACGATGACACGCCACCCACGACAAATGCACCGGTCAGGAATGATGCGACCCCCATGTGTGCAAATCGGTATGGGAAAGACGGATTAAAAATCGCCGCTGTCCAATCGGTTACATGGAAAGAGCCATTGATGGCCTCGACTCCTGCCGGCGTGTGCATCCAAGAATTCGCTGCCAGAATCCAGAACGAAGATATAAACGTGCCGAGCGCGACCATACACGCGGCAAACAGATGGACACCCTTGGGTACTCGATCTCGCCCAAACAACAGGACTCCGAGGAATGCAGCCTCAAGGAAGAACGCCGTGATCACCTCATATGACAGGACAGGGCCAAGGAAATTGGCGGTCGCGTACGCGAATTGCGACCAGTTAGTCCCGAATTGGAACGACATGACAATACCAGACACGACTCCCATTCCGAATGCGATAGCGAAAATCTTGGTCCAGAATGCCGACAGTCGGGCATATGCTTCATCCCCTGTCTTGTAATATAGTGCCTCGAGCAGCGCGACAAACGATGCAATACCGATCGAGAAGACCGGGAAGATCGCATGAAAGGATACTACAAATGCGAATTGAACTCGCGACAGTAAAATAGGATCAAGTAGCTGTTCCATTGATTACCTCTGCGATGGTCTGTGCAATTTCCCGGAATGTATCATCTGCGCCACTCCCGAGTCGGGTTGTCTCGGCCGCTGTACCAATTCGAATGCCCGATGTCTCGGTGAATGGTCTCGGGTCATTAGGTACGCCATTCTTGTTGACCGTGATCCCACGCGTCTCGAGCTCGTCGGCAACTTCTCTTCCCGATTTGTCCTTCCCGGATAGATCGATAAGGATGATGTGAGAATCGGTTCCGTCAGTCAGGATCGGGATATCTAGACGACGGAATTCTTGACACATAGTCCGTGCGTGACGGACTACTGCATCGGTGTATACAGAAAAAGAAGGATCGAGTGCCTCGCGGTAGCACTGAGCCTTAGCGGCGATGATATTCATCAGCGGTCCACCCTGCGTACCCGGGAATACGGCAGAATTGATCCGCTTTGTGTATTCGTGGTTGTTCCAAAGGATCATCCCGCCACGTGGACCACGAAGGGTTTTATGTGTGGTTGATGTGACCACATCCGCGAATGGTACGGGGCTTACATATGATTTACCGGCAATAAGCCCGGAATAGTGTGCCATATCGACGAGCAGATACGCGTCAACCTCGTCGGCAATTTCACGGAAAGTCCGCCAAGCAATCTGGCGAGGATACGCTGATGCGCCGGCGATAATCATTCGGGGCTTGTGCTCTCTCGCAAGATCACGCACTTGGTCATAATCGATACGCCCTGAATCGACGACCCCATAAGCGACTGCATTATAGGTTTTGCCCGACTGGTTGACCTTGGCACCATGAGAAAGATGGCCACCGGAAGCCAAATCCATCCCGAGGATTGTGTCCCCGGGTTTGAGGAACGCCTGATACACGGCGGTGTTCGCGTTGGCGCCGGAGTGTGGTTGAACGTTCGCATAATTGCAATTGTACAATCTTCTTACCAGATCGATCGCATAAGATTCGATCTTGTCGACCTGCTCGCACCCGTTGTAGTATCGGCGACCCGGATAACCTTCGGCATACTTGTTCGTGAATACTGAACCACATAGCTCGCGTACGTAATGAGATGCGAAATTCTCGGACGCGATGAGCTCGAGAGTCTGATTCTGACGATCCCACTCACCAGCTAATGTCTGTCTGATGTATTCATCCATCATCGAGAACTCCTCAAGTGTTCTTGCAATTCAGTAAAACCACCAACGTGCTCCTCACCAAAGAAAATCTGCGGGACGGTTTTGGCGTCAGGTACGGCCTCGAGCATTTGAGCCCGAGACCAGTCACCTGATTCGATATTCCGCTCTTCATACTCGATCCCTTCGCGGGCAAGGAGTCCTTTTGCCATATGGCAGTAAAAGCAATTGTCCTTGGACCAGATTACGACACTCATCAGGCTTCACACGACGCGCAATTCATGATGTCGCGCACCAGTTCTTGCGCCGGGTTAGCCGAACGCTGGTAGTAGAAGGTCTTGATTCCAAGTCTCCATCCTTCGATGACCAACTGATTGACATCCTTGGCCGGGGCATCCGGTGGGATCATCAGATTCAGGGATTGGCCCTGATCGATGTAGGTCTGCCGAGCAGCCGCTTGCTGTACGATCGTCATCGGGGTGATCTCGTCGAATGTCTTGAACACTTCTTTTTCGGTATCCCCGAGAAAGTCGAGATGTTGCACAGACCCGTCGTGGGTGAGAATATCCATCCAAGTCTCTTCGTCGTTCTTCCCGTAGGACTCGAGCACACGGGCAAGGTAAGGGTTCTTGAACGTGAACTGGCCCTTCGCCAGATCCTTGACGAAGTAATTTGAACGCAACGGCTCAATCGACGGGGATACCTGACCGAGAATGAAAGACGAAGATGTTGTTGGTGCAATTGCACAACGAGTCAAGTTCCTTTCACCGTACCCGATCATCCCGTCCGGCTCGCCGAATCGGTCAGCCATCTCCTTCGACGCCTTGAGAGATTCCCGATCGATGTGCTCAGAAATCTCGGTCGCAAGAGAAATCGCTTGGAAAGACTCAAACGGGATCATCTTGTACTGCAGATACGTGTGCCATCCAAGCTGCCCAATCCCAAGGGCCCGCCAGCGCTTGGCGAATCGATTCGAGGCCTCCATGTACGGAACCCCTTCGGTCTTTTCGATGTACTCGGTCATCACCGCATCGAGGAAGTACGTCATGATCTTGACCGCGTCTGTATCCTTCCAACGGTCATACGTATGAAGATTCATGGATGCTAAGTTACACACAAATGATTCATCATCCGAGGACGGTAAGCATATTTCTGAGCAGAGATTACTTGCATAGATCGGGATATTGTTGTCTTTGAGTACCTTGGGCTTTAGATTATTCACATTATCCCGAAAGAAGAAATACGGGTATCCTGATTCCTTGCGTTTGCGCATGATCCGGGCCCAAAGCTGGAGCTTGTCGGCATCATTCGGGGCGAGTTCCTTGGCCTTGACCGCCTCACCCTGCGCGATCATTTCTTCCATCCATTCATCCCCGATACACAGACCGATCGACATATCCTGAATCGAATGCCCGACTTCACGGATTTCAAGGAATTCTTCGACGTCAGGGTGCTCGATATCGACATACGCGGCAAAAGACCCTTTGCGCACGTTGCCCTGTGAGACAATCGATGTCGCAGTCTCGAAAATGTTCATGAAGTGCACAGGACCATCGGCAGTACCACCCGAACTGATCCTCTTGCCCCGCGGGCGGATGTCCCCAAAGTACCCAGAGGTACCGGCCCCGTGCTTGGTCTGCATCCCTACTTCCGCGACCTTACCAAGAATCGAAGGTACGGAATCACCAACATATACACCGTTGCATGAGATCGGAAGGCCCCGCTTGATACCAAAATTCGCCCACACAGGAGAA